ATGCGCCCCCTGCCCCTGGTACCTCAAGAACCTCCAGAAGGCCCGTGACAACCAGACCGGCCCTCGCACGCCCGAAGGCAAGGCCAAGTGTGCCGCCAACGGCTACAGCACCGGCAGCCATTACATTTCGCACAGCCCCGGCATCCCGCACGCGCCGTGCAAACCGTTCCCGCAGCTCCCCAAGAACGTCCGCCTCCGCGACATCGTAATCAGTGACGACGGCTCGTTTGCCTTAGGTGAGGGCTCCGGTGAGGGCACGGTACTCGAAGACACCGGCGGTCGGTACACCGAGTGCGCATCGTGCCAGGACATTGAAACACAGCGCCGCCGCGTGCTCGACGCGCTCGGCACGAGCGTCCCGGTGTGGTGCCACCGCAAGGACGAGGTGAACATGCTCTTCCGCCAGGCGTTTGAGTCCGGGGACCCGGCGATGCTGAAAGACCTCGCGGCAAGCGTGAACGCCCAGGCTGCGCAGACCATGACCGCGCTCATGCACGACATCCTTGAGCGTGGCGTCACCATCATCGAAACGACAGCGACCGGAGTTATCCGACGCGCTAACCCGTCTGTTGACCGCCTCGCAATATACGCAGAAAAATTCGGTTGGACCATGCCTGAATGGATTATGACTCCGAAGGCCAAGGAGACGAAGGAAAAGGCCGCAGGCAATATCGACGACACAGACGCACAGGCCCGCGTCAGCATGGCGAAGGCCGCAGAGAACCTGACCGAGATGATGCGCAACATGCCCGGCGCGATACAGCGCGGCAACGACCGTGCCGCAGCCGACCCCGTGGTGAAGTCCCTCGCGGAGGAGGTTGAACATGTGGAGGGCGATTAATGCGCTGGCCATTGTTGCCACACTGTTTTTGCTGGTTATCCCCGCGAAAGCGGACGTTACCCCCCTCGCCCGTCACGGGAGAGGGGATGGGGGTGAGGGCTTCACGGGAGGTGTCAGATTGATCTCCGTCGAAAACCAACTCCACGCCGCAATCCAGAAATACGGGCCGCACGACAAGGTCAACGGCCACAACCCGTACCTCTGGCACCTGGACAAGACGGGCCGCGAGCTGCGCCCGCCCCAAATCCTGTATCACATGGAGTTGCACGAAAACCCGTTCTGCGTCGTAGTCGCCGCCCAGCGTTCCGGCAAGTCCGTCGGGAAGGCGGACAAGAACCTCATGGACTGCGCCTGCAACGAGTACGAAGACCTCCGGTACTTCGCACCGGCGGTGCGGCAGGCGCACAACAACATAAAAATCAACATAGACGCGATACGCCGCTCCCGCCTCCTCACGCAATATGTGGCGATGCTGGGCGGCAGGCCGCAGTTGACCGCCACCGGCTTCCAGTTCAAGAACGGCTCCAACGCGCGCTGCTTTGGCCAGGACTCCGAGATAGACTCTGAGAACTCAACCATCATCGACGTGGACGAGTTCGACGACTTTGACTTTGACACGTATAAAAACCGCGTGCTGCCGCGTGGCGTCGGCAAGAACAGAAACGGCCTGCCTACCCGCGTCCGGCTGTCCGGCACTATACAGTTTCAGGATGGCCCGCTCCATGAGCTGGAGTCGGACGACAACTACCACAAAGTACCAAAGATAACGCTGTACCATGCCCTTGAACTCGGCCTCGTGGACGAAAAGATATTCGGCATGATGCAGGCGCAGTATACCGAAGAAGAGTGGGCGCGCATCGCGCTCTGCATCTACACCGAGTCTCGCAACTTTTTCTGGTCATCCAAGGTTCGCAAGTGCCAACAGAAGGCCCTCGCCGCAGGTTTCGGTGTAGTCGAGCCGGGGCCGGGCGATTGGAAAGACCGGAGCCTATACCTGAAGGTCGGCCTCGGCCTGGACATGGGCGCGCAGGGCACGTCGGATGCCGCATCAAAATATGCACTCACCGTATGGGGACTCACCGGCTCCCTGCACAAGGTGCTGCTCTATGCGAAAGAGTACGACCCGAAGAGCGACCCGACCGTCATCAAGCGCGATGTAATACGCGCCTGGTCATACTTCCAGCCAGACAAAGGCCGGGGCGATGCCTTCGACGCAAACCTGATAGCAGATATGAACGATATGCTTTACGACTGCGGACTGCTCTCGTTCGACCGCCGCCGCGAGCACGCGGAGCACAACCCGTCGAACTGGGAGAAGTGGACATTCTCTCCCGTCCGCTTCGAGGGACCCAACAAGGACCGCATGTTCAAGCTCCTCCAAAAAGATATACACGATGGCGTAGCCGTAATCCCGATGGTGGAGGACGAACGCATGGACGCGCTAAACTCCACCAACCCCACTTTGAAAAAGGGGGGTGCCGAAGGCGGGGGGATTTCAGAAGGCCCCGCCTCCATCCTCAAGTTCATAACCCAGCTTGGCAACATCCGCGCCCGCCGCATCCGGGACGGTGGCGGCTACAACTCATATTCGATGATAAAGAAGAAAATAGGTGACGACCTCGTAGACTCGTCAGTGATGGCCGTCTCAGCGATTGATACCGGGCTTTACGGCGCGTCCTATGGCAGCCCGGATTTCACTTCATCCGGCAGAAGGCTGGCCGCACTCGGACAGAGGTGGTAGTGGCAACAAAGGCAAAAAATACAGACGAGTCCGTTGCCGTCTACTCCCCCACACAGTTCCAGTGGAACGGGAAGCTGCGCACCTACAACCCGGACGACCTTGTGCACAATAAGGCGAAGGGCCTTGAAATTTACAAGGACATGGTGCGCGACCCTTACGTCGCATCATCCCTGGAGCAGTTGATATTCGAGTTGCTTGCCGTTGACTACCAGATAGTCCCCGGCTCGGACCCGGACGCCGCCGCCTTTGTCGAGTGGTGCCTGCGCACAAATATCCGGGGTTCGTTCACACGCGATATTGCCGAAACAATGGACGCGCTCCGCACCGGGTTTTCTGTGGCAGAGAAGGTATTTGAATACGTCGCAACCGGACCGTGGACTGGCAAAGTAGCGCTCGCCGCCCTCAAACACAAGGACCCCGAATATATCGAGTTCGCGCCGGACGAGTACGGCAACCTCGGAACCGGCTCGGTCATCGTGACAATGACCTCCGCAGGCGCATCGATGGTGCCGTTCGACGCAGACAAATTTTTCATATTCTCCTGGAACCGCCTGTACGAGAACCCTTACGGCCAGTCCCGCTTCCGGCGTGCATACCGCGCGTGCTGGATAAAAGATACCGCCTGGAAGCTCCGCTCTGTCTATATGGAGCGGTACTCCGGCAACAACCTCAAGGCGAAGATACCGCGCTCGAAGTTTGAGGCCGAAAAAGAGAACATGCGGAAGCTCCTCGCTGCCTGGGCTCAGGAGACCGGAATCGTCATACCTGACGACGTGGAAGTTGAGGTATTGAACCTCGCCACGTCCTCTGTGTCGGAATATCAGCTCACCATCGCAGACTGCAACAAAGAAATAATCGTCGGCATCCTCGGAGCTACACTCACGGTGGATGAGGGCAGGAAGACCGGCGCGCGCGCGCTGGGTGACGTCCACGCGGACGTTAAGACCGCCGCCGTCAAGTTCATAGACCTCTACTTCACGCCAGACGTAAACGAGCAGATAATCCGCCCGCTCGTGGATATGAATTTCGGCCCGCAGGCCGCGTACCCCCGCTTCCAATTTACCAACAGGAATGCAGGCACAAAGGAAGACGCGGACACGCTGGTTGTGCTCGTGAAAGACCTTGGCCTGAAGGTTGCGGAGCGCGACGTGTACGAGATGTTCCGCGTCCGCCGCCCCGCAGACGGGGACACACTATTATCACCCTCCCCTTCATCCCCTACCGTCAAGGGAGGGGAAAATAATCTTCCCGCCGCAACGGGGACCCCTCCCCCTTCCCCCTCGCCCGCAGGCGGGAGAGGGGGGCAGGGGGGTGAGGGCTTACAGCCAAAGGTTGACGGCGTCACGTTCCACGGGGAACCGCACACTTTTACAGGGTCCGCGCCACCATCCAAATTCGTCCGCCTCTCCAAGCCCGACGAGATAGCCGCGCGCCTGGACGCTCTCATCGTCCGCGCAAAAGAGAAGGCCCAGCCCGTCTACGATAAAATCAAGGCGTCAATACTTGCCCAGGCTGAGAAGGTTTTTGCCTCAGACAAACCGGATTACATAGCCGCCTCAAAGATAAAGGTCACGGACATCGGAGGCCTGAAAGAAGTATTCATAAACTCCATGCTGACCGCAAGTCTCCGTGGCCGCGCAGACATGACAGCCGAACTAATTGCGCAAGGGTGGGACAAACCCGCAAAACTTGCGGAGGATGGAGAAATCTATAACCCTGACGAAGCTCTTGCCGCATTTACGGGCCAAGTGGCCATGACAAAGGCCGCTTACAACATAATTGCCTCGGACGTAAAAAAGCGCGCGTTTTATGTTGCAGGGCTGGAAAAAATCCGCATAGAGGCCGACCTGATGCCGCTCGTGGAACAGGCTATCCGCGAGGGATGGAATTATAAAACATTTCAACATGAACTCGACCAGATGTTCATAAAATATTCAACTCCCGTTTATGGCCGGGTGGGTAGTGTCGGTGAAAAAATATATGACTACCACGCAGAGACGATTTTCCGCACAAACGTCATGGGAGCATATAACCAGGCCCGCAAAGAGATGATGGATGAGGCTGGAGATTTTGTCCCCGCCCGCGAATATTCCACCGGGCCGCGCCCGCGGGATAGCCATGCTGCGCTTGATGGCAAAATATATTTAACGGGCGACCCGATATGGGAAAGTATCTACCCGCCCTGGGAACCTAACTGCAACTGTACCGTAGTCCCAGTAAACAAATACGAATTCACCCCGGACATGCTTTCAAAGTCCCCGGCAGTCACGCCGGACGCCGGATTTGGAGGGTAACATGAAAATCAACTTCGACGCTTTAATGATGATGCTTCGGGCCGGTCTCTCCGCCAAGTTCGGTGACGACGCCTGGCTGACGGACGCCAACACCGACCGCTGCATAATGTGTCAGGAGGGCAAGTATTACGAAGTCCCCTACATGCTCTCCGCCGACGAGAAGTCCGTCACCCTGGGCGACCGGGGCGCGGAGGTCAAGTCCGATTACGTACCCCTCGCGGAACTCACCGGCATAGAGATATTCGCCGTCGGAACGCACCGTGGCCAGGAATACACTCACGCGCACCTGGACGAGATGGTCGGGAACTTCGTGGCACTCGGTAGCAAGATAAAGCCTACCCTCGTGGTGGGCCACTCGGAGGACCAGAAGCTCCTCGCCGACTCCGGCATACCGTCCGCAGGTTGGGCGTCGGGCGTGCGCAAGGTCGGCGACAAACTCTTGGCCGACTTTAAGGACGTGCCGGAGGTACTCGCGGAACTTATCAAAAGGGGCGCGTACAAGCGGGTCAGCTCGGAAATATACACAAACTTCAAAGACGGCAAGAAGGCGGTCGGCCATGCCCTCCGCCGTGTAGCTATACTGGGTGGAGAAATCCCGGAGGTCAAAACCCTCCAGGACGTCGCGGCGTTGTACGCTGACGGCCAGCCCACAGCCTGGGTCAACTTCGATGAGGTTGACGTAGAGAAACCCACAAAGGAGGACACCAAGATGGACGAGAAGGAAATACAGCAGTTGAAGGAAGAAAAGGCCGCTGCCGATGCCCGCGCAAAAAAGGCAGAGGACGAACTCGTGAAGCTGTCCGAGGAAAAAGCAGCATCCGATAAGGCCGCGCGCAGGGCCAGCGTCGAGGCAAAGGTCGAGGGTCTTGTGAAGCAAGGCAAGCTCACCCCGGCGATGAAGCCCGGCTTCGTCTGCCTGATGGAGACGCTCGGAGAGTCCGGCGTCATCAAGTTCGGCGAGAAGGATGTGCAGCCCGTTGACCTGTTCGAGGAAGTGGTCATAAAAAACCTCGGCGTCGCAGTCAAGCTGGGCGAGCAGGCCGCCACCGGCAAGGACGCGCCGATAGACGAAACGCAGAAAACCATCAACAAGGCGCTCGGCGTGTCCGATGAGGACTTCGCCAAGTTCGCAGAGAAGGAGGACTAGCACATGGCACTCAGTGCTGACAGGGACACCAAAAGGAAGGATGGCTCGCTTGGGTCATTCCCCGTGGCCGTCTCGAAGATTTACGCGGGCGACATCGTGATGCTCAACTCGTCCGGGTATGCGATACCCGGCGCGGATACCGCTTCCTGCATGTTCGCGGGCGTGGCGACGGAGCAGGTGGACAACTCCGCCGGTTCCGCTGGCGACAAGCGCATCACCGTACACAGGAAGGGCTGCTTCCTGTTCGCCATCGCGGCTGCCGCTATTACGGACATCGGCAAGGCCGTGTATGTCGAAGACGGCGGGGGCACGGTAGGGCTCGTCGGGACGACCGACAACGACATCCCGTGCGGGAAAATAAGCGAGTACGAGGACGCGACGCACGTCTGGGTGGACATTGACAAGGAAATATCCTAAACGAAAGGGGGTAACACGACATGATAGTCAACAGCGCAAACCTTGCGGCCCTGTTCAGGGGCTTCAGTTCCATCTTCAACGCCGGGGTAGCCTCGCTCACCGGCAAGCAGCTCTACGAGAGGTTCACCACCATCGTACCGTCGTCCGCGAAGGGCAACGACTACGGTTGGGTCGGCAAATTCCCCACAATGCGGGAATGGCTTGGCGACAGGATAATCCAGAACCTCAAGGCGTTCAAGTACAGCATCGAGAACAAGCACTGGGAGTCCACCATCTCGGTTGACAGGGACGACGTGGAGGATGACAACGTAGGCGTCTATAGCGCGATAGTGCAGAACTTCGTGCAGGCCGTCACCGCGCACCCCAACAAGCTGGTGCTCGACCTCTTCCACGGGGCATTCTCCACGCTCTGTTTCGACGGGCAGTACATGGTAGACGACGACCATCCCGTGGGCGACTCCACCAAGTCCAACAAGGGCACTGCCGCGCTCAACACAACGAGTTATGCCGCAGCCAGGACTGCCATGATGTCCCTCGTAGACGACAACGGCAACTCGCTCAGCGTCATGCCGGACGTGTTTATAGTACCGCCCCAGCTTGAGAAGACAGCGAGGGAGATAGTAGCCCCGCAACTGGCAGGCGGCGCGAGCAACATCTATGCCAACTCGGCAGAGGTAGTCGTGGTGCCGGAACTCGCCGGGAACCCGACAGAGTGGTTCCTCCTGGACTCCAAGAAGCCGCTCAAGCCGTTCATCTTCCAGCGCCGCAAGGAGCTGAAGCTGACGAGCATGACCGACGACAAGGACAGCAACGTCTTTATGAAAAAGGAGTTCCTCTTCGGCGTGGACGCCCGCTACAACGTAGGCTACGGGCTCTGGCAGGTGCTGTACGGTTCGACGGGCACGGTCTAAACAAAAAGGAGGGACATACCATGAAGAAGTTTTTGCTCTTGATAGCCGCAGGCGTGCTTGTGACGCTCGCGGCATTTGCCGGGCCTGTCTGCGCCGCCACCGTCGGCTCCGACCAGCTCGGCTCGGACGACCGCGCGGACGTCGTCACTGCATTTTCCAACTGGACGGGCAGGTCCGCGACCGAGGTCAAGTATTACGATGTGTATGACGTGCGCGGGTGGAGGCTTGTTACGGTACAGTGGGCGGGCATAACCAGCTTCAGCAACTACACCGGGATACAGGGCACGTTCAAGATTTACGGCGGACCCACTGCTTCCGGGCCGTGGTCTCCGGTGAACGTCGCAGCGACTGCGCTTTCGTACACGGCAGACGGGACGGTCACGTTCGCCAACGCGAATAACTACCTAAAGGTCAGCTTCAACCGCACCCGCAACGGGCTCCGGTGCTACATCACCAGGGCCGCAGAGCACAGATAAGGAGGATTTATGGCAACCAAATTTTTAAAAGTCATGGCCGGGCGCGAGATGTACCGCGCCGGGCGCAAGTGGAGCCAGGGCATATCCTACGCCCCGATAGGTGGCAGGATAAAGCCTGAAGCGTTCGCGGGAGACCCGAACTTCTCGGTTGAGGTAGTGGACGCGGACCCGACCGCAAAGAAGGAAGAGACCAAAAAGGTAGACGCTTAACTTTTACCCCCTCGCCCTTTACGGGAGAGGGGGCCAGGGGGTGAGGGCTTATGCCCTACTGTACCAAGTCCGACATAGTCAACCTCGAAGTCCCGGAAGAAAAGCTGGCACAGCTCACCGGGGATGGGGAAGGCGCGGTAAATGACGACGTGGTGGCCGCTGCTATCGAGGCGGCGGACAGTGAGATAGATACCTACCTTGCAGGCAGGTATACCGTCCCGCTGTCCGTCGTCCCCGCCGCAGTCAAGCGCGCGTCCGTCTGTATCGCGGTCTACATTATGCACCGCCGCCTGCGCCGCAAGGACGACACGGTATGGGACGGATACATGAAGGCGCTGGCCTTCCTGAAGGCGGTGCGGGATGGTGACGACTCCCTGTCAGGCGTCACATCAGGCAATGGCGCAGTCAGCACCACAGACGGCCTCGCGCAAGACTTCACCCGCACAAAGCGGGACAGCGGCGGTAATGTAGTCGGTGACGACGGCAGCACGGAGGTCTGGTAGCAATGGTAATCATCGAAACTCGCGGAACAGAAGAAGTCAACCGGATGCTGAAATCGCTCGGCTCGATAGTGCGAGACCTGCGCCCATTCTTCCGTGATGCGAAGATGATACTTATGCGCGAGGTACATGAAAACTTTGCCGCAGGCGGCAGGCCCGAGTGGGCTCCACTCTCGCCCACTACACTCGAACTCAAGGCAAAAGGCAGAAACAGGTTCAAGACGTACTCGCAGGGTCGCATCACAAAGACCACGGCCAACTTCATGGCCTCCGCCAAGCCCCTCATGGATACCGGGCTGCTCCGGGCATCGGTCGGCGTCCCGTCGAAAGATGGCATCCTCGATATGAGCGCATCCCGGCTGCGCCTGGGCACGGCGATAGTTTACGCGGCGGCTCAGAACTTCGGCAAGACCAACGGCCCGCGCCCAAACTGGATACCAGGCGCGCGCATCCCGGCGAGGCCGTTCATGGTAGTCAGCCGCGAGGGTGAAGGCAAGCTCGTCCGGGCGCTCGAAGACCGGGTCAGGTCAATCGCAAAATAACGCCCCCTCAGTCCCCCTCTTAAGATAAGAGGGGGAAGGGGGAGTTATGAAAGGTAATATGAAATCTCTATTGAACGGCATAAAGTCCCGCATCGAGTCCGAGGTCGGATACCTCGCGGGCAGGGTATTCATCGTGCCGGAGTTATACTACGGCCTGGAGTTGGGCTTCCCGTGCGTCGCTATCAAGGACGGGGACTTCGACAACAACCTCTATTCCGGCGTCAATGACGAAGACCTTGTGGTGGACGTGGCCATTTTTACAGAGGTGCTCTCCGGCGTGGACGTTGCGGCGTCGGTTATCGGAAGCGGCAACTTCAAAGGCGTGCTGGACATCGCGGAGGACGTGAAAAATGCACTGAAGGCGGCGCGTGCAATAGACGGTTACGGGACGATGGCAATCCTGCGCGATATGGCCTCCGAGCCGTGGCGCAACGAGGGCGGGACGGAGTTCACCCAGGTCAAGGTGATGACCTTTAATTTTGCAAAGGACTGAGAAATATGTCCGAATGGCTCACAGGTTCACTGGTAACCGCCGGACTCGCCGTCGCCGGTTTTATTATTAGCAGGTGGGTAAAAAAGGCCGACGAGAGCATAAGCAAGGCAGACCTTGAAAAGGCCGTGGGTGCGCTGCAAAAAGAATGTCTTGACCATCGGGGCAACTGTAACGGGCCGGGCTGGATGAAGGAAGCAATCTCCAAGGTAAATGCGGAGCAGGTAAAAACCAACACTAACCTTGAGCGATTAATAGGAAGGCTTGAGGGCAAGGGCGTACTTGAAGCTGGTGGACACACTGGAGGCTGACGATGGCCGATAAACCTTGCCACACGGACGGCTGCCCGGACAAAGAGGCCGCTATCCGCAATCTGGCACGCATCACGGGGATTGCGACTACTACGGCGCTCGCTGGCAGAATGAATTTTATGCCCGTGGCTGTAATATTCGAGGCGGGTGCGGCCTGTGCGCGGTGTGCTGAAAAGAGGTGGCCTGATGCCTGACCTGACACGGATAATATCACTTCCCGGGACCGAGGCGCACGGGATGGTATCCGAGCACTTCGACCTGAGCGAGTTCGCTTGCAAGGGTAAGGGCTGTTGTGGCGGGGCGGTGAAGGTGGACAGGAAGCTCGTAGCGGGACTTGAGAAGCTTCGGGCGATGGTTGTGGCGATTCGCCCGGCGGGGAAGATTGTGCTGAACTGCGGATACCGTTGCCCGGCACACAACAAGGAAGTCGGCGGGGTGCCGACCTCCGAGCACGTCGAGGGTTGCGCCTGCGACATAAAGGCAGGCCCGACGCTCCTGACGGTCGAGGCCCTCGCTCAGCTCTGCGAGCAGGTGCCGGAGTTCGTTCGGTTCGGCAGGTATCCGGGCAGGGGGTTTGTACACGCGTCGAGTGTGCCGAGCATATCGCCGAACGGCAAGACGCACTGGACAGGGTAAATCCCCTCCCCGCCCCCCTTTGACAAAGGGGGGAGCCAGAGGCAGGGGGATTTTATGATGGGCCGACACATGGGTACGGCCCCTACAAAAAGGAAGGTGAGCATTGGAAAGCATAATCGTAAGCATGGTACTCAAGATGCTGCCTCTAACATGGGCGGCGAACCCGTGGTTCCTGATAGGCGTGCTGGTACTCTGGCTGGTCGCGGAGACGGTGATGCCGTTTTTCAGGGACCCGAAGTACGGCTGGCTGGCAAAGTACAACGGCGTGGCACACCTGGCCGTCGGCATATTCGGCACCGTGGCAAAGAAGTTGATCCCCGCCCTCGACCAGATGGCGAAGGCGGGCCTACAGAACCCGCTCGACCCGGAGAATAGACGGTGAAGATAGGCGAAAACCCGGCGCACGAGTTCGAGAACTTTCCGCCACAGGCGGACGGGGTGAAGGTTGATTTCAAGGTGGACCTTCAGCCCGCTTATGAATACCTTGAAAAACATGGAGGTAGTGATATGGGTTGGTGGGAGAAAATGAAAGAGATACTGGAGTCGGCGGCGCACTTCTTTAATGCGTTGGCCCCGGTCGCGGACGAGGGGATGCAGATAGCAGGCGCCATATCCAACGACCCGAAGGTCAAGGCGGCGGCGGCTATAACCCACGCGAGCGTACCCGTGGCACTGCATGCGCTCGACGCATTACAGCGCGCGGCTGACGGCGACACGCACGTATCTATACCTATAGACGCGGTACGCAACCTGGCCGAGGTAATAAGCAGCCACGGCGCGGCACATTCAACTGCACGGTAGTTGACCGTTGCCACCTACACCCTCCCCTTCGTCCCCTCCCATCAAGGGAGGGGATAAAGAATCACCCTCCCCACCTGTGGGGGAGGGCCGGGGTGGGGGGTGAAGGAGAGAGCGGTCAACGTGGAGAACTTTATGAAAAAGTTCATGGCATGGTGTGTAACAGCGGTGTTTGTCGTGGTGGGCCTATTGCCCGTGATGGCACACGCAGACACTATGCCCTCTACATCATCGCCAAACGGTGACGACATGTGTATCCTGCCGATGCTGAACGGCGGGACCAGAACGATCAGACATGACCAGCTACCCAATATATATATCCCATTCAGGAGCGACCTTAAATATTATTGTCCGCAAAGCGGAGGGACGGGCACGGTTACGTTTTCCCGCTCCGGCTCGGCTACATACTGGGACTCTGCCGGGACACGGCAGACGGCAGGGTCTCAGGTCGCGAGGTTCGGATATATCTATTATGATGGCGCGTGGGTAGGCCCGTGGCTCGTGCGAGAACCCGCAGCTACAAACCATGTGCTGAACAGTGCGGCCCCGGCCACTCAGACTACGGGTAGCCTGGGTACTGGAATATACACGCTGTGGGTAGAGGGTTCGGGCTCATGTGCAGTAGCAGCGGGTACTGCGACGATTACCGGAGCGGGTACTGCGTCCAGCGGGACTCCTGTAGTGTTTAGCGTGACCGTGTCCGGCACCGTCGTATTAACCGTGTCCGGCAGCCCGACACTATTTCAATTAGAAAATAAACCTTGTCCCACAAGCTATATTGCAACCACCGCAGCCCCGGCCACGCGGAACGCCGATAGCGTGTCTATTACCCCCGCCAACAACGTCAACGTCACGACTGGCACGTTTTTGGCAAGTGTATTTTTGGAGGCAAGTGTACCGGTTGCATCGGGTACGGGTTCAATTCATTTCATACAATTCACCGGCGGCACCACGACCGACGCCTTTTATAGAAACATAAATTTAGAACCAATCAGAAATCATGACAGCACGTCCACGTTGTCGCTGTCTGGAAATACATGGGTGGTGAAGCCCTACAAGGTGGCTCTCACATGGGGCGGGGCTGTCCGCGCAATATACAATATCACCGACGGGCTGTCCACTTCTGGGAGCTTTGACGGCAACTTGAGTACCGGCACAACTTTAAATTTGGGGTATACGGGCGACATGGCAGGACATTACGAGAGGGATATATATATTTTCAACCGTGCGCTCTCAGCTGCGGAGGTGGTCACATGGTGAAGCTCGCCGTACTGCTTTTTGTGCTGTTCATGCCGTGCAATGCCCTCGCCGCTACGCCGTCATTTTGGTTTGTAGTGGCAGACTCCACGGTGAACTTCGACACATATTACAGCGACCCATCCCACTCGCTCGACCACCTGCCCGCGAGTTATGGCGGTGGCAATGGTATCACCTGTGTTATCACCGACGGCGACACGCCGCCCGTGCCCGACGGCGCGTACATCCTGGGCCGGAGCTATTCGGAGATATTTGGGGACTCGACGCTTGCGGCTGTCTACGACGGCATAGTGCCGCCACGCGTATCAGATAGCCCGCTTGCGCCAAAAACATACCACAAGCCCTTCGGCGTTTTTTGGGGACTGGAAAAGGAGATGGGATTATGAAGGACCGCATTGCAACTATCGCCGCAGTGCTGGCCATAGCGGCCATATTCGCAGGGTGCATCATGCAGATAGCCGGATGCGGCAAGCCAGCTAACGCTTCCGTCGGCACGGTTGGGCAAACACTGCATGAGCCATTTGTCGTGCGATATGCTGACGGCACCGTCCGCAATAACTGTAACCCGTCGAGGTTCACGGCAAAAGTCTACCGCAACGGTGTGCTCGCCAACGTGACGTGTTATTTCAGAAGCTACACTACGGCTGGTGGGTACTCGTACTACCGCACTCCCCAAATGGTGTCGCACACGAGGCATTTCATCAGCTATTCGGGCACGCCCGTATGGGACTGCGTTCAAGATGTTTTTGCCCACAACGACGATTCTAATTCTACGGACATCCTAATATGTCAGGCACGCACAAATAATCTTCCGGTCAACCACAACACCAGCTCTATCGTGGCGCGGCGGGCATCGCAGGATAGTGTGGACGCGGGGTTCACCGCCGGGGCGAAACAGACAAATCTCCTACTCGTCCCGACGAACCCGATGCTGACGACAGACTCACGTCTGCCGGTGACCGACAACATCAGCTCCATCGTGGCCCGGCGGGCATCGCAGTACAGCGTGGACGCGGGGTTCACCGCCGGGGCAAAGGACAGCACCGTAGCGAAAGAAGCGACGGTCGGAGCCAATACGTGGAGCTACGGCGGCGACCGCACGCTGTCTAATTATTCCGGCTTCGACGCTCAACTAAGCGTGGCGCACGGCACCGGGCGATGGGACGCAACTGGCGAGGTGTCGGTTATCGGGATGCCTGGCACTGGCAGCCCTGGCATGATTGCCCAGGGAAAAGACGTACACATCACGCGCGGAGACTCGGCGGCTATCCCATACAATTTCGACATGGACATATCCGACTGGAGCGTGTGGTTCGGAGCAAAAATTAAACCGACCGACACGACATATGCTATTTCTAAAAGGGACATTACCGCCGACGTGACCGACGTGCTGACAGGCGCGGGCCTCGTCAACCTCTCTACCGCAGATACCGCGATTACCGCGAAAAGATATTATGCGGAGATAGAGATACGGAAGGCGGGTGCGGTAAATACGAAGTTGCGGTTCTATTTGTGGATTGACCAGGACGTGGTGAGGTAGACCTTAAAGGTGAAAAAGGAGGCTCAACGATGACAATCAAATGCAGGATAAAGCCGGAAGTTCACAGGCACTTCCACGCGAAACTCGGGGACATGGCCGCCGGTTCCGAGGTGTACTGGGACGAAGAGTGGGGGCCGGTGCCAGAGCAGGTCTTAGAAGAGATACTCTCCTCTCCACCTGTAGGAGAGGGGCTGGGGGCGAGGGCTAATGAAGAAGGGGGAGGTGACTAATGGGAGAGAATATACTCGGAAACCAGATAGGGTTCGCATTCAAAAAGGCGACGACGTGGCATACTCCGGTTGCGTGTGGAGCCGGTGACGGCATACTGGTATTACCCGGCGGGGGCATAGTGAAGTCTCAGCCCATAGAGCAGGACCCCGGTCTCGGAGATGGCGGATTCCCGATTTACCGTGACCTCGGCAACATCAAAGACGACGGTAAACAGGCGTTCGACGCGCGGTACAGGGCCTTCGAGCTTTTGTGGGCGATGCTGTTCGGGACGGCGGGTACTCCGGCCCAACAGGCCGCGACTGCCGCATACCTCCACACCCTCCGTATGGCCGCGAGCACTAACGGTCTCTTCGGTACAGCAGTTTACAACGAAGTATCTAACGTGCTGGAACACGCATCGGCAAAGGTCAAGGCTATCGAGCTGTCGTGGGAAAATGGAAGTTGGGTCAAGGCAGAGGTTGACTTCCTCTGCGACGACGAGGCATTAAATGTCGGTTCCGGCACGAACACCGTCGCCACGTTCGCAAACGTGACCGTGCCCGACTCTGGCCACAGGATACACGCGGGGGATGCGATAGTCCGCGTGAATGCACAGTCCGGCGGCGCCCTCGGCTCAGGTGACGTCATCGCGCCGACCGGAGGAAGCATCCGCTTCGAGCTGCCTATCGAGGGTTTGTATGTCGCCGGAGGTGGCAAAAAGATAGACGAGCCAAAGCTCGGTGCGGGCGACGGGCAGTATAAGGTTGAGGTCAACCTGAAGATGCCTCGCTACGGTGACGCGGCGGAGGCGTTCAGGGCCGCGTTCTACGCTAAGACCGAGAACAAGGCCGACATCGTGTTCACCGGACCGATAATCGAGTCCACCTACGCATATTACTGGAAGTTCCAGTTCCCACGCCTCATCCAGACCAAGGAAGGCCGCCCGGAGCACAAGAAGGGCCGCATCCCATACGACATCACGCTCGAAGGTATGTTGGCCGCTGTGGCCCCCACGGGCATGACCGGGCTGACCAAGCCCATCAACCTTGACATAATGACCACGCTGGCAACCGACCCGCTGGCATAGTTAACGCCCCCTCAGTCCCCCTCTTAAGATAAGAGGGGGATGGGGGGAGTTATGAAAGGAGTTCCCTATGGACTTAAACGCACTTTTCGGTGACAGCTCCGGGATAGTCGAACGCGAGCCCTTCGGCGAGGACGGAGTACTGCTCGTCTCCCCAATAACCTCGGACGTGCTCAACAGCTACAACAACGCGGCCACTGTCAAAGAAGTTATCAAGGGCGTGTTGAGCGTATCCGTGGACGAGGCGAAGATGAGGAAGCGTATAGCAACGCACCTCGTTGGCTGGGAGAACCTGACGAGGAACGGGGAGCCGGTAGAGTTCAACGAGAAGAACCGCGACATACTCGTATTAAAGGGGCACGGCGTCGCAAAGAAGGTACTCAGCGCAGGTCTGCGCGCGGCGGGGTTCCAGGCCGAAGAGGAAGGCCAGGCCCGCCAGGACTGATTCGCCGCCTCCGGTATCTGATAGATAACCCCGGCCTGTCCTGCGAGACGTGCAGGGCGTTGGGGGCGGAAAGAGAAATAGTGCCGGGGTGCGCGTCGGGAGCGGGTTGTAATGTACCGCCCCTGCCGCAGGTCTACGAGAAGGCGGTCAGGTTCCGGGACCTCGTCATGGGGGCGGGCAGGTTTGCCAGGCACGCAGTGGACAGCCAAGGGAAGTCGTATATGGATTATACGCCCGGAGTTGACTCCGGGACGCTCTGCCGACTACTTGACATGACAACGGCGGATGTGGAGCGAGTGGGCCACGTAGAGGCGTTCTACCGGGGAATTTTACAGGATACGGTGAGGGATTACAATGGCTGAAGTAGTCATAGACCTAATCGGGAAAGATAACGCTTCGGGCAGTATCCGCTCTACTGAGTCCGCGCTCGGCGGGCTAAAAAACGCCCTCGTGGCGTGCGGTGTAGCCGCTGCGGCATACAAGGCGATAGACTATCTGAAGGACTCGGCCATGCTCGCGGCACAGGTGGGGATGCAGGAGGTCGCCCTGCGTCACGTCGGAGCGCAGGCCGGGTATACCCGAAAGGAGCTGGACGGCTACACAAAGGCGCTCGAAGACCAGGGCATTACTACCCGCGAGTCAATCAACAACCTTACCCGTATGGCGCAGTCTCACCTTGACCTCGCTGCTGCATCCAAGCTCGCCCGCGTCGCCCAGGACGCAGCAGTCATTTCAAACGAGAATTCGTCTCAGACTTTCGAGGCGCTGCTACACGGTATCACCACGCTACAGCCGGAGGTACTACGGCAGCACGGGATCATAGTCGACCTCGAAAAAGCATACTCGGCTTTTGCCGCCACGTCCGGGCGCGCCGCGAAAGACCTGACACAACAGGAAAAGCAGCAGATAGCCCTGAATGCGGTGCTTGACCAAGGGAAAGTCATAGCTGGCACCTACGAAGAGGCGATGGGTACCGTCGGTAAACAGATCACCTCCATGCCGAGATACATAGAAGAAACCTCACTTGCAATAGGCAAGGGACTTATGCCCGTATTAAGCGAGAGTATGTTTGTTTTTAAAGATTTTGTGACAGCTATAGGCAAAAACGATGATGCACTAAAAGGTATCGGCAAGACGGTAATCCTTGTGGGAATCGGTGTCGCTACGTTTGCCCAGGGCTTTGCTATGGCTGGGCAGGGCCTGCTTTTGACTGCGGGACTAATAGTTAAGGCTTTCGACGAAGAGAAGGGAAACTCTATATTGCGGATGGGCAATCAGGTCGGCGAGTTTGCCAAACAAATAGGCAACGCCAGCTCGAGCCTGATGGTGGCATTTAGCGACCTGGACAACTACACCAGTAAAGCCAACGACAGCGCCGCCGCATCTGACGCCATTGCAAGAAAGGCTCGGGAGGCGGCGGATGCGATGAAGGCGGAGTCCGTGAGTATTGACACGGCCAGCGCATCAAATATTGAACTCGCAGCCACCAGCGCGGCGGTTAATGACAAACTCGCTACAACAATTACTAACCTTCAGGGTGTGTCTAGCGCAGTAGTAGAGGCAAATGGCTACTGGGCGCAATATATTGATGAGGTGTCCGGCATAACCGTCCGCGTCCGTGCCGAGACGTTGCCGGACTATAAAGCTCCAGCAGCTTCGGGTGGTGGTGGTAGTAGTTATTCTACTGGTACATCGGCTCCCTGGACGGCAGGCCCACAGATGCCTTCGTTCGACATAGGAATAGATAGGGTCCCGCAAGATATGCCTGCATTTATTCATCGGAATGAGGCTGTGCTGAAACCTGCCGACGCAGAAAATTGGCGTAAAGGTAAGGCTGGAGGCACGGAAGTCCATATCCACGCCCAGGTAATCACCGAGGCATCTATCGGCCCTCTTGCAAGGATGTTGCAGCAGGCAATGGAAGACAACTTTTTCCACGCGAGGGCATAGCCGATGTCCTTCACAATCTTCCACCGCCACGTCTGCCGCACGGCCACTATCACCATGTCGCCTGACCACGTCGCGGCCTACGACGAGTGGCGGCTTGGGGACGGTGACATCGGCAAGAAGTGCAAGTTCTCTACCGCCGTCGCGCCATATATCAAAATCAACCAGGGCGCAAGCCCCCTCGCAATCACCCGCATCATCATACCCGGCTCGACTCATAACCTAAGCGGGATGCGTTGCACCCTTTCATCTTCCGACAACGACTCGTCCTACACACAGCGCGACCAATGGACACAGGCCGACGCGCTCGTGATAAACCGCTCCTTCGCCACTCAAACGCACCGTTACTGGAAGCTGGCCTTCGACAACGGCTCCGGCGGCAACCCGGCGAGCGCGCCTGAGATGGCCGAGCTTTTCCTGACGGACGGATACACCTTCGAGCGTGGCCCCTACTATCCCTACTCCGGGTACAGCGACGGCCCTGCGTTTAATGTTGTGGCGCAAAAGACCCCGTCCGGCAAAGTCGGTTTCCTTGAAAAGGGCGCAAAGGTGCAGCGGTACTCGCTCAAGCTCATCATGGACGATGCTATGGCCGTGAACATGCGGACGTGGCGTGACGCCTGGGCAGGCAAGAACCCGTTCCCCATCGTTGACATCGACGGCAACACGGTCATTGTGTGGGCGACGTCTTTCGGCGAGATAACCCGCGAACGCGACGACCGTCACACCTGCGACGTGGAGCTTGAGGAGCTGTTACCGTGAGGACCCTCACCACCCTTCAAAGAAAGGCACTCGACGCCAAGTCCGTCGGCAAGATATATCTCGCCGAGATGACGCTCGCCAACTCAGGCCCCACCCTATTCCACGCTACAGAGACCGTGAAGATAGGCTCTCAGGATTATGAGTCCTGCCTCGCGGGGCCTCCCACGGGCCTCGCGGAGCGCCTGGGGCAGGGAAGCAACCCGGAGGTGGTGATACCTTTCCTCAATGGGCGCTGGAGCACTTACAACTTCCTCTCGGACGCGGCAGCAGACTATCCCTTTGTCAGCGCGGCCATCACCGCCAAAGAGGTCTGGAAACTAAATGACGGCACACTCAGCGACGCGTACACCGCCTTCGTCGGACGTGTCGATAAGCGCCGCAACGTCACCACGGAAAGGTTTGAGGTCGTATGCTCGGACATCCGCCTCTACTACGCCAAACAGTGGGCGCAGAGCCGACTGACCGACTCCACGGCAGACCCCGACGACAAGAACAAAATAATCCCCATCGTGTATGGCGTAAACGTACCGGTCCCTGCTCTGACAAAGATTGCAGGCGGGCTATCCACACTAAAAACCGCCATTACAGCAGTCAGCCCCGGTAATGGTGGCACGTTTGAACTGTCACTCGGAGATACTGACCCGGACTTCCCGGCGGCAGGCGCGTTCACCGTGGTACTGGAAAAAGAGGAAATACGCTGCTCATCCCGTTCCGGCAAGGTGTTCACCGTGGCCACTTCCGGCAGGGGCTACAACTCCACCGTCGCGGCGGCGCACGTGGCGGGATGTACTGTATGGGAAAAAAGGACAGACTACACCGAACTATGCTGCGACCACTCTGTCGGTGCGCTCGGGGATACCTACATTGACCTGCCGGACGGCAGGGTGCGCGTCACAACGGGCGTCACAAAGAACCTGAGCACCGCAGGCGGAGCAAACGTGGTGCTGGCAAGCAAGTTCACGGTCGATAAGGCCGTAAACCTCACGGCAGCCGATGCAGGGCACCTGCATGACACTGCGAACACTGGCTCGCCAATCATCGCCACAAGCGACTCCGAGAACGGGGCCGTGAATGTTACCCTGACTGGCACACGTTCAAATATCCACGACCAGTCAGACGTGACAAGTTACCGTGCTACATCTACCAGCCCGGGCAATACAAATTCAGCAATAAATGTCGTCGCTACGTTTCCGGCATACACCGGCCCGGCAATAGTAAAGGTGTACGCGGTCGTTACACATGACAGCTCGACCAGCCATGCGGTGGACGCATCGAATTTTATCAAGTGTAATGGGAACGCGCTGGACACTTCCTCCACGAAGTGTACACAAAAGATAGACCTCGGCTCATCATATCCTGCGGGCGGGAATGTTACCTTCGCCGCCGCCGCACAGATGGGGTATTCATTCAACAGCTACATTTACGAGATAAGCCTTGAGGTTATCACGGCATCGACCGCAAGCGCGGCGGCAGATGTGTCGCTGTCCGGGAACTCGGCGGCGGACGTGGCAATCGGCGGCAGGGTTATACAGGAGGTCAGCGGCTACAAAGACGACGGCTCCGGCACCATCTCCGGCACACCCAACCTCCAGCTCGAAAATCCTGCGCACATCATCCGTCACCTTGTACAGGTGCGGCTCGCAGTCCCTGCCGGGAACATTAACGCGACAGCATTTTCCGCCGCCGCAACAGCCCTGGCCTCCGCCTGCACCGGCGGGTATAAGTTCGCTTTTGCTATACTCGACGAGATAAAACCGGCAGAGATAATCGCCTTCATCGAAGACCTTGCCGCACAGTCGCGGTGCAGGATACGGTGGAACCCGCTCGTATCACTGGAGTTCATCCCGGACACCGCCCCGACGGAAGACGCCACTATTGACGAGGCAGACTGTCTCGATGGTCCGGTATTCGACGAGGCATCCGTGATGACGGTCGAGAACTCGCTGACAGGACTTTACAAACAGAACTATGCGCCACAAAAATCAGAGGCGGCTTGGCTTGGCACGGTGACGAGTGTGGACTCCGGCGGCGGCTCATCCCAGGCGATTTACGGAATAATGCCAACTAAACACGAGTACCCGGCCATCCGAGACGCTAACACGGCGCAGGACAGGCTCGACCATCAGCGCGACCGGTTCAAAATGCCGCGGTGCCCTGTCTACCTGAAGACGCCGTGGGAGAACCAGAATATCGAAGTAGGCGACGCCATCAAGCTGACGAGTAGCCTGGCAGAGCACAATAATCAGAAATTCGAGGTGATAGAGCTCGCCCTGACAGAAAACTAGGAG